AGATTCGTAGATGAGACTCGCAACACCTTCGCTGGGATCGTGGCGGCAATGAATTCTGCTGCCATTATAGTTGATCCAGGTTGGATGCGACTCGGCCGACGACGCCGCGCGAGAACGACAGGTTGTTTTGATCTACGGCAGCGCAGACGACGGCATCGAAACCGGAGACAATGCTTTTGGGATCCACAGGAGCTACCCACGTATCGAGTGTGTTGGTGGCTGTCAGGGCAGTCTGAATGTCGTTGACGAGGTTGCCGGCGTTGAGCTGCATCGCCTTAATTGTTGCGAATGGAGCGTTGTTGATAGGTGTCGCGGCAGCCACCTGGGCCTGAAGGAACGCCAGCTCTGACGTGATGTTGGATGGAATTGTCATCATTAACCCAGTGAGCTGACGGCGGAAGAGAGATCGGATGCGATCATCGAGTCGATTGACGATGCGATGCCGCCAAGGATACCGAGAGCGGGGTTCTGATAGACGGTGCAGGAGATCGAATACTCCACCCATACAGGCATGCGTCTTACGTGATAGATGAAGTTGTCGATGATCACGGATCGAAATTGTCCGCCCCATGTCAACGGAATTACCTGGCCCGCGGCACGCATGCCGTCGAGCGCCAATGCGTTTGAATAGGAATTGTTGCCAAAGAACTCTCCCGACCAAACCACGTTGGCTTCGTCTGGGCCCAGCGTATCGATGACGCGGCTGCCACCAGGAAGTTTGTGGACGACCATCGCCTGGTTTCCGCCGCCCATCATCTTGTTTGGTGTGGAGAATCCGTCGAAGGAAATCCCGCCGAGCGTTAGAATGTCGGCCATTGCAATCCTAACCTAGTGACAGTATGTTGTTGATGGTTTGGGGACAGGTCCATTACTTATCTGCCAGAAATGGCCAAACATTCGGTGCCCTGTCCCCAAACTACTTGTCTGAGTGCTGGGCGACACCACCCTGATGCTCGCTGAGTCCATCGAAGGCTGGTGCTTGACCGTCGAAGGAGTTTGCGCCGATGTTCATTAGGACTCGTCCAAGGACTGAGCCATCGATCGCAAAACTGATTGCAAGAGGAGTTGGCGGCGGTGGTGCTCTCCTGGATGGGTCGTTCTTGTCTCCAGGCTCTGGCGCACGCTTCAGGAGGTTGCGTAGTTCTTCAGCTACCTCAGGAGTGTGTTTGGAAGACAGGTTGCCATTCATGTATTGCTCGGCTACGCCGCCGACGCCGCCTATGACTCCGCCAGCTACAGCACCTGCCAGCGTGCCTACACCTGGGATGACAGATCCACCGAGCGCTCCGATACCAGCGCCCTCTAAAACTCTCGCACCAATCGTGGCGCCGACGGGCCCTTTACCTTCAGCCCCCGGAACAAGATTGCGTAGTCCTTCGATGACGCTCTTAAAATTACCCAGAGCTATATTGACTGCCGGGAGTGTCGACTTGGCCAAGTCCATCATAGTGATGTTGAAGTCGGCGATGGCCGTTCTGGCATCCTGAACCGTAGATCCCTCGAGATACTTCTGGGAGAATGTGGAGTATCTGTTGGCGAACTCCGGAGAGTCCTTTTCACGCTTGAGATTTTGTACCTGTTCGCGCACAGCCGGATCCGCCAGCATAGCAAAGCCGCCACCCCCCTGTGCGCCGAACAACGCACGCTCATAGGCCGCACGCTTCTCGACAGGGATGGACGCGGCTTTCCCGCCAGCGATGTCCAACATCTTGAACAGGTCAGGCTTATTGTCTGTGAACCAGGTCGGTTTGTGTTGTTTGTCTACAAGACCGAACGCCTTCAGCGCCTCTTCGTGCTTCTTGAATGCGATCTTCGACATCATCGAAGTACCCGGCATAGAACGGATCGCCATCTCGCGGAGCCACGTACCGGACTTGGTATTCGTTGCGCCGGCGCGCGTCAGTGCTGTGCCGAGCAGCAGGGTATCCATCGGGTCGATTTCAAGACCAGACTGTAGGAGTGGTACTGCGTACGATGCAGCTCGCTCCATCGATCCGAGAGAAGACGGGTTAGCTGTCGACAGGAAGGCGAACGCCGGAGCCAGCTTCTTGATAGCTTCCGGAGAATACTGCTTGGTCATATGCGCTAGACCGATCAGAGCCCGCATCGACTCTTCTGGACTCTCTCCCTTCAGTCGCGACTCTATCGTTGCCGCGCGCAGCATCTCCGGCAGCACGTCAAGACCGCCGCCAGGAGTACCCTGAAACATCCTGATTTCTTGCTTGGCTGACTCCGAAATGTCTTTCAGGCCGTATCCGGACTCGAGCATGGAGTCCTGAAGTATCTTGCGGAATTTACCGCGGTTCTCTTCGTTCTGCTCTTTGCCGGAATGATAGATGAGCTGGAAGACGGCGTCCTCCATCTCTGCTGCTTCATAGATGCCGTAGCCCAAGGCACCAGCTCCAGCCATAGCCGCTCCGCCGGTACGGATGTGCCCGCCACCAGGGATCGGAGCGCCTGGACCAGAGATATGAGAACCACCACCGAGCCAACCTGGACGACCGCGGCGACCGCGGGCAGCAGCGCCACCGGCCCCGACCGCACCAGCTCCACCTCCACCGGCAGCCGAAGCCCTAGTAGCTCCTCCGATAGCCGTGCGTGCAAGTCTGGCATTGGTGGCCACGTCACCCCAAGCCTTCGCTAATGCTCCTGTCTCTGCCGTGGCGCTACCGAGGCTAACCGCAGAGAACGACTTGCCAATGAGGGCAAGACTTTCGCTCGCCTTAGCTACTGCTCTGTTGAGCGCACGTACCTGCTTCAGGATCTCAGCGAGAGCCGGCGAGGCTTCGTTGATGATCTTGAATACGGCTCCGACTTCGAATGTGGTGATCATGGCTTGCCCATCAGTAGCGACACAGCCAGTTCACCGAACATCTTCTCGGCGTAAGGAAGTGCCTCTGTCATTGCGATTTCGCACACTGGTCGCGGTGGAATGCTGTGCGTTCCATTAACGGTGCCGACCTCTTGCCAGAGTGCTTTTAGCTCCGGAGATCCGACGATGAGCGAGAGTGCTGGGACATCGACTTCCTTCTTGTAGGAGTCCGCCATCTCTCCGGTCCGCTTCAGCGGCGACGGCACGGGAAAGCCCTTACTTGTCTTGTCGTCGATTGTAGCTTCGGCGAGTTGTTCCCATCCTGTCTGGTAATGGCCGGGTATCTCGTGCGCCCTGATCTCGGTGATGGTGCCTACTTTTTCCAATCCCATCCCAAGCCTCGGCACCACCGTCTTCAGTGATGCCGCCAAGGTGGCTTCGAGTTGAGCTAGAGACATCATCTTCTTGGGAACCACTTCATGTTGCCCCAGTCGTACTCACCGCCGTTATTTTCTCCGTCCGCTATTATCCAAGCGAGAACGAAGTCATCATCGGCGGCGAAGGCAGCATCGAAGGGAATGTTTCCGCTACAGGCAGCGACCCGCAATTTGAACGCGGGCCGCTTACTTAGTTTTTTGATGCGTCGACCGAGCTGTCTTGTTCGCCTAGTTTCTTGAGTGCTTCACCGACGGCAGCGATGCCATCGAAGTCTAGTTGCTGGATCAGAAATTCGATCTCGGCCTCAGATGAAGGAGGGGCAACGTGGGTCGCGTCGATCTTCTTGACCGACGAAACGAGGACGGCGAGATCCATACTGGCCGGGTTGCTCGAGTTCACACCCATAGCTTTGGTCAAGCGATAAAACTGCAAAGCGTTGAGCCTGTTAACCGTAATCAACCGCCCTCGAGAATCAGTGGCTGATGCCGTGTCAAGCATTTTTGTTAGCGTTTCGGTTGCAGTCTCGGTAGAATTCGCTTTGGTCATGACGGTCCTATGCTGTACGGGTGAGTGAACGGAGGAACTGAAAAATGGCAGTAACGGTGAGCACCCCGGCTGGAGACGGAAGCTTCGTCACGCGGAAGTTGAAGTTGTGGGAGCGCATATCCTCGGCGGGGCGCGTCGTGTGCGTTGCCACTGCCGTTGTTTTCTGGTGCGTCTGGATGTATTTTGTTGAGCAGCCGTGGTGGAATTGGAGCGAGCGATGGCTCGAATTCCTGCTCGGCTTCTTCGTCTATTGGCTGGTGATGAGGACAGTTCTGCTCGGGTTATTCCCGCGCAAATTCCCTACGGCGCCATCGTCGCCGGATCAAACGCCGTTGCCGCCGTCGGGCTCGCATTATCTCTAGCCGCGAAGCCAGCCTTGCGCCGCGCAAGCTCTCTGCCCCAACCCGCCTCAAAGCTCTCATGCGTCTGTTGACCGTGCATCCCAGGATACGGATTGCCTGAGATATTCGTCATGGCGTGATTGGTATAGAAACCCAGACCCTGCTGGTGCATCATGTACAGTTCGGTGTCGGTCGGATCTCTACCGAAATGAGATTTGAACTGCGCGCGGTTAGCATCGAACATCCGAGCAGCACCCATCGCGTTGTCGTGCGCCGAGTAGATGTTACCGCCATCTCCGAACCGATCCCATTCATTGTGACCGACCTGGTAGAGACCCTTGTACTGGGTCGAGCGATTGGCGTTGCTCGACGGGTTCATCGAACTCTCGATCGAGGCAATCCCGCGCATGGTGTTGACGTCAAGGTTGTGAGCCTTGGAAGCATCAACGATCGCCTGGTCGGTCTCTGCAGTCCCTTGACGGAACGTAGAGCTTGGACCGCTCGACGGTGCGTACTCTTTGCCGGGCGCGTGATGATGACCGTATCGAATGCTGTTGTGCTTGTGATCTTCCGGAGTTGGATCCGGATGATGAACTCCACCACCGTGATGACCACCGAGGTGACTGCTCTCGCCCTGCCCTGCTCTACCTTCCGGCGTGTAGCCATCGAGATCTGGAGTGAACTGGTCGACGTCGTCACCGCGATCCATGGTAATGACGCCGACCTTCATTCCGCTACAGGTGATGACTCCGATTTGCATTACGCAATCGTTACCTTATCCGACGCCATAGCCTCGAGCGAGAGGCTGACAACCTTGTCGCGGCTGATGTCGCCGTGGCTGTTCAGAAACACCACGAGGTTGGTGTACTGATATCGGCTGACGGTGCCGTCGGGGTTGTTGATCGTTTCGTTCAGGTAGCCAGGCGCCATGACGTTGCCGGCGTTGAAGTTCGTACTGAACGTCACCATCAGATCTTCGAGCACAGATCCGTTGCGCGTGATGGTGAAGTCGATCTTGTAGCCGTCGGGAACGTAGCCGAACCGAGGCAACTGATTGTACGGCGAAGATTTGATGTCGTGCTTGAGCGCGGTGATCTTGACGTCTTGAACGTCACCGAGAGTAATCAGACTCCCCGAGTTCGAGTCGTAGTAGGTGATCGAATAATCGACGCCTACGTTCATTCCATTGACGGGCATTTAGGCATCTCCAAAGAAAAAGCCCGCCGTGTTAGGGCGGGCTCTGAAAGGCTGATTGGGGTGAAGGATTACGAGGTTGCGGTAGCCGTGTTCGCCGTGGCCGCGAACTGCGACGGCGTCGGCTGCGTGCTCTGAACGGTTACGGTGACATTGCCGCCGCCCTGGAATTTCACCACGAAGTATCGGATGACGTTCAGGTAGCGAACCTGCCAATAGAGGAACAGGTAACCGAGAGCCTGCAGGCTCGGCGGGTTGTTATTGAGATCGCACTGGACCACCCACGGCTTGTCGATGATGCCTTGGCCGTTGATGCCGATACCAACCTGCGAAGATGCAAGCTGTGCCGACAGCCCGTCGAACAGGGACTTGGCATTGGAGCGAGTCTGATCGTTCGGCTGGATCGACTGCAACTGACCGACGAATGACCCTGCCGCCTTCGACTGAGAAGTACGGATCAGGAAGTTCGTCATGCGGGTGTACTCGATACCGTTCGCCGCGGTGTTCGAGCTGGCGTTGCGGCCGGTAGCGAACGAGTAGTAATAGCCACCGGGTGAAGAGTTCGGCGACAGGATCGTATCGATGCCGCCTGTGTTGATCAGAGACAGCTCAGTGTCGCTGTAAGTCTGACCAAGCGTCGCACGCTGCGTCGAGGAGATGCCCTGCAGCGGCTTGTTCAGCGGGGACTCCTGCGGGGACAGATTACCGATGATCCCGAGACCAATGGCCGAGGAATTGATCAGTCGCGTCTGACCGTTGTAGCTGTCGTACCACGACGGATAGTCGCCGAGGATGAACCAGAACCACGGGCTGTCGACGCCGGCATTGATGCGGGTATTGAGACAGTTCTGGATCGTGTCACCTGACGGCGAAGCGAACACCGGAAGCATCGTCTCGCTCAAGCCGAAGGATACGATCGCCGCATAGTCCGCGATGGTCGAGAGATCGCAGAGAGTGAAGCCGTCGCAGTTCGAATTGCGGAGAGCATACATGCCCTTGCGAGGCACGATGTCCTGACCCATCAAGGTGGCATCGGTGACGCCGGCAGCGCCATCCGTACCTCCAGAGAGAACCAGCGGAGACGACAGCGTCGGGATTGCGACACCGGTTCCTACCGATGCGATCACATAGGCGGACGGACCGTGATACGGCGTGCCGTTGTTGATCGCGTTGGTCAGGTTGGTCCAGAAGGTGTTGCCAGTGCCGACGCCGCCCGTGAAGGCTGCACCGGAAATCACCAAGGTCGTCGATGACTTGGCGAGGGTCAGCGAGTTGCCGGCCGCGCCAACCACCTGGTTGATGTTGGCGGTCAACGTAACGATGCTTCCCTGCACCGACTGGTTGACCTTGATCAGGTTGGAGTCGGTCGAAGCCGACAAGAACGAGATCAGGTTAGCGATCGTGATTGCCTGGGTCGCACCGATCTGCACCTGATTGCCCGTCGGAGTCGCGGTCACGAAGGTGACGACGGTGCCGGCGATCGTCACGGTGTCGGAGTTCGCCGGGTTCCCGGTGAAGGAGACGGTGGCGGTCGCGGGAGTTGCGGCTGCAATGTTGTTGAACTGCTCCGGAACCATGCCGGGGAATACGACGACAGCCATATAGGTGTTGGCCATCGTGCCGTTCTGGATCGAGAACTGGATCTTGTTGCCGAGGACGCCGCTGTACTTGCCAGAGATCGTCATACAAGCAGCGCCGCCAGCGGAGCCGCCGGTCAGCGTGGCGCCAGACAGCGTGATCGAGGTCGAAGACTTGGCGAGCGTCAGTGCGTTGCCGGCGGTGCCCGAGGTCACGGCCACCAGGTTCAGTACGAAGCCCTGCAGCGCGTAGGCGAACTTCACCAACTGGCTGTCGGCAGATGCCTGCAGCATCGTGATCAGGTTCTGAAGGGTCAAGGCAAGGTTGTTGCCGATGTTGACCTGGAGAGCCGACGCACCGGAAGCAACGAACGTGACAATGCTTCCGTTGATCGTCAGGGTGTCGTTGACGGATGGATTGGTCGTGAAGGCCGCAGAACCAACCGCGAAGGCAGCGCCGGACTGGATCTGCGAGAACGCAGCGGTATCCGTGCCGTCCGAGACGCGAACGCCCAGGAAGCCGATCGCCCCGCCGACCTGGCTGGCTGCCGACAAATAGGACGAGATGTCGTACGGACGGATGACGGGCGGCCCGATGTTCAGCGCAGCATCCTGCGGCTTACTCATCGGGATCAGAGCATTCAGCGGGCCCCAGCTACCGACGCCGACCAGACCTTCGATATTCGTGGGCTGGCCGAGCAGCAACGGAGTCGGAAGTATAATGTCTCCGTAAACGCCGGGGACGGTTAGGGCCGCAAGATTTTGCTGGCCGTCGAGAAATACAGGCATTTACGTCTCCAATAAAAAAACCCGCCTCGAAGGGCGGGTCTGGAAAGGGTTGATTAGTGGAACTGGATTAGAAGGAGGTGATCCGAACGAAGTGATGCTCGCGATCGAGCAGAAGCGTCGCCACTTCAGCAGCGTCGGTGATCATCGTGCCCTTCTCGTACTTTCCGAAAGGATGAACGCAAATGAGGAAGTAGTTCATGTGATGTGCCTTATGTTAAAGCTGTGGCTATCGCGCTGCCGATGCCCTGCGCGGTGATTGGGTTATTAACGGTCGTGATGACGGCGCCGGGGAATGTTTCGACGGTGGCATATTCGACCATGTAGATCAGGTCGCGCCGGTAGACAGTCGCAGACGATTGGTCATCAGAAATGTTGGTGCGGCTGTAGATAACGAGAGCCTGAGATCCATCAGGCATCGTGACTTTGTTACTGTTCTTGATGGCGACATCGATCGCCTTTGATAGAGTCGAGCGCACCGCTTGCGTTGGCGCCCATACACTCACCATCACGGGATGACGTTG